TCGAACCACTCCTGCTTTACAGCGGCACACATGATGCCGAGCGACCTGTCGTCCAATTTGAACGTGGGTTTAAACACATTCGTCCCGTCTGTGGGTTTAATCATTTTCTCCTCCGAAAATAATTGAGCGGGCTTAATTGGCACCCACCCTTGAGCATCTCCGTGCAGCCAGAGGCTTTCGCCCCACTCTTAAACGACTGTCGGCATCTCGCCCTGGATACCACCAGCGCCTGTGTTCGGTTCACCGTTCACCGCTTCACTCATCCCGCTGGCTTTCGCCGCTTCGCGGGTGATGTCGCGCTTGATTCGGTTATCCGAGGCTTGGTCTTCCAGTTGCGATTTTTGCTGGAACTTCTGTTGATCGCCTTGCTGCTTCGCCTGGGTTTGCGCTTGCATTTGAGCGGCCTTCGAGTTCGCGTCGCGTTTCTGCTTCATCGCAGCCGTCATCGGCTTGATGATGTCGTTCTTGTTCTTCCACTCCGAGGCTTCGAGCCACATCGTGATGATGGGCTTATAGTCGATGTACTCCTCATTGATGTCAGCGAGTGATTGCTGAATCTGTGGGTTGTCGAGAATCTGCGTGAGCATGACCATCGACTGGGCCATCGTGCGCTTTGCAGCGAGTGACGACCCCGCGAGAACCTCGTACTCGATTTGAGCATTGTGGAAATCCTGAAGATCGAAATTGTTCAGGAAGTCTGAGCCCTGCTCGCGCCCGAGAATATGGAAAATCGCGGCATCCGACATGACGTTGAACACAAGCATGTCGATGACTTTAAGGAACGGTTTGAATACCTGCTCGATGAAGTTATCGAGAGGTCCATCAAGCCGCGTTGCACTTGCGCCAGCCAAAATATTTGCCCCGCCAGCAGTGCGTCCCATTGAAGAGCGCGGCCCTGCAGAACTGCCTTGTACGAGCGTCTGGTCTGCACCTGACGACGACTCGGTAGCCTGCTCAGACTCTTTCAGAGCCGCCCAAATATCGGGAGGCATCTTCGGAGTTTCTAACAATGTGTAGGACTTCTCCACGTCCGTCACTGACATAATCTTGCCGAGGCCAGTGCGGATAGTCTGCGTGGGTGCGTTGTCGTCCCTGTTGCGCAGATAGATTGGGTTGACGCCATATGACAGAATCTTAAGAATGGCGTTGATGGTGCCTTGGTCGACACGTTGATTCTGTCCCACGATGAGGCCGAGCCCCATGCCGTAAAACGCTCGGGGTCGATTCCACCAGTTCGCACTCAAGAACGGAATCTCGTGAAACTCGTTCTTGCCAACGAAGATGACGAGTTCTTGGTTCAGGACCATAATCTTTCGACCGTTGTCCCAGTACTCCAGAATCTCCAACTTCGTGCGATGTGGGTCCGGGCTAGTTTTCTGGTTCGCCCTCTCCGCGTGATGAACAACCCCCTCCATATAAGTCGCTTGCTCTGTCTCCAGAGTTTGCGCCCTCGGGGGATTGTTCCAGATCGCGTTCATCTGGTCGAGAGTTGGAAGTCTCCACCCATCCATCGCTTCGCCCGTCTCGCCATCGACTTTAGCTTGCACGATTGCGAGGCGCAGATCATTGAGTTGATACCAGTCCATGTAACGGACATCGACCACCCAGCCAGCCTTGCGAATATCGCTCACGCTCAACTGTGGGTCGACTAGGACCTTGTCCAGCGGACGCCACTCAAAGAACGGGATCGGAATCGTTCGCATGTCCTGAGTGATGTCAGGGGGGGCGTCGGTGGGTAATATTGTCGTGGCTCCGACTGTCGCCGCATCCCCGTGAGGAATTTGCAGAGTGGTAGCCTTACGCTTGTAGGACACGATTTCTTTCCAATCGTAGCCCCACTTGAAAATGCTTGTGCCGAGGTGAGCCATCTGCTCAAGGCCCCACTTAGTCTGGGTTTTGAACGCACACTGGTCCATGATAAACGAGAACATTGCTGTTTTCGCATCAATGACCTTCTGGCTTGTGCCCGGGCGCGGGCGGATCAACATCGGCGGGTCGTCGTAAAACAGGCCCTTGTAAAGTTGCGGCACAACTGAGTTGCAGACCTTCGCAACCGTGAACCGCTGAACGTTGGGTTCTAGGATGTACGTGTTTTCGTACACGGACATCGGACGGGGCGATTGATACAGAAGGTCAGCATCGCGCCACAAAAGCGTCCACTGCTTGTTGGCTATGAAAGCCTTCGCCATTGCGGCGGACTGCACTACCAGCGCAAGGTCAACGTCGACGGTCTTAGTCTCTCCATCCGCCGTAAAACTTTGCGCCGTCATCATCGCGTTCGGATTGCCGTCGGAAACTATGCCAACGCCAACTGTAGGTTCTGACATATTTTCCTCTTCACCTTCAAACTTACTTCTTACCCATCGACGGGCTCTTCCCGTCGTAGCCCATCTGCCCTGTGTACATGTCGTAGGTGCTGCCCGCACGCTTCGTGCCCGGCGAATTGAAACCCGCCTTGCCAGCAATCGTTCCCGGACAACCTGTTGCCTCCACCCAATTACTATTCTTTCTCTTCAGAGACAAGCCCATCAACTTCGCACCACTCATTGCTCCAGCCATAAATTCTCCTTTAACTAAACAACGCACCGAGAGGGTCTTGCGTTGCCGCGTATGCTTCTTCGGCAGCCTGCTGCTCCAGTTGTTCTTGAGCCATGTCAGGAAACTCCAGCGCGGCATTAAGCGCGTTGTACTTCGAATACTTGCCGTCGCCATACGTCTGGTCGTAGAAGGATTTCATCTTCGGGTCAGACACATAAGAAGCAGATGACATCGTCATCTTGCCCTCAATCTCTGCATAGGCTCCGAACTGCTGGACCAAAATCGCCAGCGCGTCCACGATGTCATCGTGCGTGCTCGCCGCCGTTCCGAACTTCGATAACTCGTCGTACAAGTCCTCTAAACTCGGACAGGTGTTGATGAACCGCATCCTGTCGTCGCCCAGAAGTCGGAGTACCGGACCCGCCTTGACTTTCTTCGAGTTCAGCTTACTTCCTTGCCCGAGCGGAACCATCTCAATCGGAACGCGAACTTTCAGCTTATCCATCTCGCGATAAACTTCGCGTTGGACGTACTTCTCGGCTTTGCCGGTGTCCTCGATACAGATGCGTTTCGGACGCCATTGGAGCGCGGTCGCAGCAATCATCGCGGGCAGTTCGTATTCGTTGAACTTGCCGCGTTTCATGTCTATGATGTAGAATCGCCCGCCGTAAATGAGCGCGGTGATGATGACAGTGTAATCCGCCCAACTCTTCGTTGAGTAGGCTGTGTCTACACAAGTCACGATCATGCCCGTCCCAGGAAGTTCGACCGCGTTACAGGTGCGCCGAATCAGTAGTTCCCGAGGGAACTTGATGACGTGCATCTGGGTAGGATCGTTAAGATATTTTATGGCGAACCACGGATCAGTCTTGCGAAGATAGCGCAATTTCTCGTAGGTCAGTGAGTGGGGATTCCCTGGTTCGTTGAACCACAGAACGTAATCACTCTCGACCATCTCATCTTCGATCTTGCCAAGCTGTTTCGCGAGCGCAGTTGCCCACCACGCAGCGCGGATGTAGACCTTCATCGGGAAATCTTCACCGTCGAGGTCGTACTTCTCTTTGTTCTTAATGTCCTGGCCGTACGTGTCCTCGCTGTCGTACCACGTCCCGATCTTGTCATAGAAACCAAACGGGTGGAGAATAGCGCGGTCAATACTGACCTTCTTGTTAATGTTCTTCATCCGGTCGACGGTTTGGGAGTTCTCTTCCGTGACCACATCATCTAGTTTCTCAACGCAGACGTGCCATCCAGCGAGGTTCTGCTCAATAGAGGCAGCGAACACAGTTGTTTCTTTTTCCACCACGCTAACGGCGGGAGTCTGGTACTCACAATTTTTTCCGTCGTCGGCAGGAATGCAGTGCTCAGGAAATAAAACCTGGAATAGGCTCGACGTGCCATCATTCATGCGGCGGGGGCGCAACGCCTTCTTGCCGAACAGATCAACTATCCCGCCCTCCTCCAGCGTGAAGTGTCCCTTAATTTCTGCTACGAAGTCGTTCGCCAACGAGAGGACGCCTGTTAATACGAGGATCGTGACTTCAGGGAAGTTGATGATCCACTGGACACAGTCGGCCATGTCAATCGAGGATTTGAACCCGCCACGCGGAACAAGCAGCAGTCGTTCTTTCTTGTCAATGTACTGGCCCGCGAACTCTTTGAATGTCGCGAACGTAGGATTCTTGCGCACGAAAAACTCGTTGCAGATTTCCTCGTGTGTGTTGTGAGTCGTGCCATCTGTCCAGATGTACGGACGATCAGTTGTGTCTTTATATTTCTCCAGCAGTTTGCACAAGAAAAACAGATTCGTCTGGGCCATGAAACGATAGCGCGCAATCACCTTGGCGTCTTCAAACCCGTACTGCTTGCACACCTTGATAAGTTTTTGGAGATGTTCCTCGTTCAACCGCTTCAGGCTCTGCGCCGCCATCGCGTCGATCTGGTCCCAGGAGAAGTCCCGATACTGATAGTTCTGGTCCTGTTTGTGCTGTGCACACAGTGCTTGCAGTTGTTCGATCTTCACATCTCCTCCGACGATTTGTTACCGACCAGCGGCAGACATCTTCGCCATCTTGACGTTGCCGTATTTTTTCCTGCCTATGTACGCGGCGAGCGCGCCTGGGTCATGCACCTCTTTGTTGCCGTGACTATGACTGGACATCCGCGCCTTCAACTTGCCCTCCAGCGCCTTGAAGCGTCCGCCACTCCCTAACTTGGGTTGTGACATATTCGCTCCTTACATCCCTGCGGGCGGTGCGCCAGCGCCTGGGGCTCCAGCAGCGGGTGGTGCCATCGGTGACGGTGCGGCTGTCATTGGAGCCGCGCCTTCCGCGGGCTCGTCGCCTGCGTGCTGATCCATGTGATCCTTTGCCTCATCCAGATTGTTGAACATGTGAGTCTCGTCTGGGTGATGAGCGGGAGAGTGATGCTTGTGGGTGATGACGTGCTTTCCGTTGTGCGTCTTGGAATGCACCATCTCTTTAATTTCTTTCTTGGGCGTCTTGCTGCCCGTGACCATGTCGTAAGGTGTCGCCATAATTTTTCCGCCTTTATCGTAAACCTTCGTCTGTTCTGGAGTTAAAACCCGTTCGCCCTCTTTCAAGATAGCGAGTTGGTGTTTGCCGTCGTGAATATTGACCTTGCCGCCTTTGTCGTAAACCAGCGGAGCAGTCGGGGTGGGTTTTATATCGGGCGTCAAGGGCGGCAGAGAGGATGCGGGTTTCCCCGTGTCCACTTTCATGACGATAGGAGCCTGCTTCACGGGCTCTTGGACTTTCGCCTTCACGGGAAGATTAGTGCCACCAACGATGCCCCCTTTATCGTAACTTTTTATGTTCGGACTACGCATGCCCGAAGTGTCAATTCTTTTCTCTTGACCCTGCGAGCCGTAAGGCTTCGCGGTTCCGCCGACTCCCGCACCTGTGCGCGGCGCGCTGGGCGCAGCAACAGGATCGCCCTTCAGAGCATTGGTGCCTTGGCGATAACTCTCGCCCGTGGATTTCATCTCGCCACTCAGGCCCGTAGCCTCGTCATTGCCCGATTTTACCGCGTCGGTCGCTCGCTTTACAGCGTCCTTGATAACATCCGTGACTCCCGCCATAGGGCTCCTTATTTGAAAAACTTCGGAAGGCGTGCCCAGCGTTCTCGGGCGTGCATCCGCATACCCTTACCTGGGTCGTACTCGGAATAGAGAGTGCGAAACTTGCGCTCTGCGCCCAGGAAACTGTCGCCCATCTCCCCGATGGTTCTTAGGAACATGAGCATCATCAGTGGACCACGCGTGTGACCCGCAATGCAGTGGGAGAGCACTTTGTCTCCAGCGTCGTACCGCTCTTTGAGAAATCGAAGTCCAGGGTCGACAGCCTCTGCAGGAATCATGTCGGGGTCTTCCACGTCGATGAGATTCAACGCCATGTGCTTCGTGTCAGAGCGATAGAAATAGTAATTGGCATCCTTCGGTGCGCCGAGTGCCGTGTACCCGAGCACAGCGCGGTGACAATCTGGGGAGCCGTCTTTGCATGCAGCGAGGATTGAGTATCCGCGACGATTCGCTTCAGGCACAGCCTCTTCGTCA